TCCCGTGTCCAGTTTCCTGTCATCGGTTAGGCAGATTGACAACCGCTCTGCTGTGCGGTGTAGAGCCTAATCTACTGTAAACATCGCCTTTTACAGGCGCACATATTCGTCCGGTACCAGATAGCCGCCCTCGGAATCCGTACCAATCTGCAGCGCATTCACCACAGAGGGCATCGGAGCCTTAGAACGCATCATGTTCCAGAAGTTCTGGCGGTACTCATCGGTGGCGCGGCCGGTCTTAGTCTCCTCCTTGCCGCTCATAGGCTTACCCGTCAGGGGCTTGTTCACAGGGCGGTTCAGTTCCGCTTCCAGCGCCTCCTGACGTTCCAGGCGGGCGATCTCCTTGCCCAGGTCGGTGATCTCCTGCTCCATGCGGGTATAGGCGGCGTCATCCTCGGCGGACAGGACGCCCTTATCGTTTCTGTGGGAATCCAGAAAGGCTTTCGCAGCTTCCCAGGCTTTGGCGCGCTTCTCGCGCAGTTCAAGAATCGTCATAGTGGTATCCTCCTTAATGTTTCAAAAGATTGAGCCGCTCGTAGAGACTGTCTACAGAGCGGCCCTTAGGTTTGGAATCTTCGGTTTTCTTAGGGTTGGTTTTACACTTTGCCGCGATCTTATCCATCAGGGAGTTGACCACAGCGGCTTTGGAATACAGCATGGAAACCGCAGGCGGTTCCATGTCCTCCGGGATCTCCGCCCGTGCCAGGACATCATCGGCAAAGCCAAGCTCCACCGCCTTGTTCGCGTCCATCCAGGTTTCCGCGTCCATCAGATGGGACAGCTTGGTGCGGGACAGCCCGGTCTTGATCTCATAGGCGTTAATGATGGAATCCTTCACACTGCCAAGCATCTCGATGGCTTTCTGCATCTCTGCGGTGTCACCCATGGCCACCGTCATGGGATTGTGGATCATCATCATGGACACCGGGCTGACCAGAACTTTTGTACCAGCCATAGCGATCACGCTTGCCGCAGACGCTGCAATGCCATCGATTTTGACCGTGACATTATGCGGATAATCCATGAGCATATTGTAGATCTGGGCAGCCGCCACACAGTCCCCGCCTGGGCTGTTGATCCAGACCGTGATGTCTCCGCTTCCGCCCATCAGTTCCTCTTTGAAAAGCTGGGGTGTGACGTCATCGTCAAACCAGCTTTCCTCGGCGATGGTGCCGTTGAGGAACAGCGTCCGTTCCGCCGGAGCTGTCTCCGTCTCTGCCTGGTTCTTCCACTTCCAGAACTTCTTCATCGGGGTTTTCCTCCTTTCCGTCATTGCTCGTTTCGGTATTTGCAAAAGCCCCGGCGTTTCCAAGCGGGAGCATATTGCCATTGATCAGGTACAAGTCTCCGCCCTCCTCAGCAGGGATGCGGTCCATGTTCTCCAATTCCCGGATGTCGTTGGCGCTCATCCAGCCGTTCTGCCTTGCCGTAGCATAGCCGGTCATCCTGCTGGCATAATCGCCCCGGAGCAGCCCCTCCACGTTGAATTTGGCAAAATACCGTTTCTTTTCCTCCGGGGAAAAAAGCGTCCGCTGGATGGACTGCTCCCAGCGCACCAGCCAGGGTTCCAGCGTGTATTTCACGAACTCCAGCGACTGCTGCTCAATGTTGGAAAAGCTGGATTTTTCCAGGTCGCCCACCATGTGGGGCGGCACCCGGAAGATACGGGCGATCTCATTGATCTGGAACTTCCTTGTTTCCAGAAACTGCGCCTGTTCCGGGGAGATGCCGATGGGCGTGTACTTCATGCCCTCTTCCAGCACGGCAATCTTATTGCTGTTGCCGCTGCCGCCGAAGGTGGATTGCCAGCTTTCCCGGACACGCTGCGGGTCTTTGATCGTCCCCGGATGCTCCAGCACACCGCCAGGAGCTGCGCCGTTGGCAAAGAACTTTGCCCCGTATTCCTCACAGGCAATCGCCATGCCGATGGCGTTCTTTGCCATAGCGATGGGGGAATAGCCCACCAGCCCGTCAAAGCCAAGGCCGGGGATGTGCAGCACATCGGACGGATGCAGCCGGACAAGACTGCCTTTGACCGTAGGCGCGTCATCCATGCTGACGGTGTATTCGTAATAAAGCTGTCCCTTGCTGTCACGATCCACCGTCATCCGGTCCGGCATCAGGGGATAGAGGGCAATGACCTCACCTTTTCCGTTACGGATAATCTGGGCATAGGCGTTGCCCCACAGGAGCAGGTGCGTCATGAGCGTTTCCCGGAACACGAAGGAACTCATCTCCGGGTTCGGCTCGTCATGCAGGAGCAGATACAACGGATGGTCGATGGCTTTCTCCTTGCCACCGTCCTCCTTGTAACGGTAGAGGTGCAGCGGCAGACCTGCCACCGCTTCCGCCAGAATGCGGACGCAGGAATACACCGCCGTCATCTGCATGGCAGACCGCTCATTAACCCGCTTGCCCGCAGTGCTTCCTCCAAAGAAAAAGCTGTAGGCGCTGCCTGCAGTACGGTTCTGGGGCTTATCCCTGGAACGGAAAAGCCCGGAAAAGATACCCATATCGAATCACCGTCCTTTCAGATAAACAAAAGGCCCCGGCTGTCATAAACCGAAGCTCCCGTATCGTTGCCACAGCGAATTGCCCGGTCAAGCCCCATGATGGTGGCGATTGCACCGTCAATCTTCTCTGTGGATTTTTCCTTGTCCGCCTTGATGTTGCCGGCCGGGTCGGTACGGATGAAGATGTTGTCCATCATCCACCGCAGCACCGGGTGTCCGCCGTGGGCGATTTTCTCCTCCAGCACCAGCTTCATCAGTTCCTTGGTCGGCGGGGACATATCCTTAAAGCCCTGCCCGAAGGGAACCACCGTAAAGCCCATGCCCTCCAGGTTCTGCACCATCTGTACAGCGCCCCAGCGGTCAAAGGCGATTTCCCGGATATTGAACCGCTCGCCCAACTGTTCGATGAATTTCTCGATGTAGCCGTAATGGACCACATTTCCCTCGGTAGTCATCAGCGTTCCCTGGCGTTCCCACAGGTCATAGGGGACATGGTCGCGCCGGACGCGGAGGTCAAGGGTTTCTTCCGGTATCCAGAAGTATGGCAGGACATAGTATTTATCCTCCTCATCCAGCGGCGGGAACACCAGCACAAAAGCCGTGATGTCTGTGGTGGATGAAAGATCCAGCCCGCCGTAGCAGATGCGCCCCTCCAGATCATCCTCGGAAACTGGGAATGCACAGGCGTCCCACTTGTCCATCGGCATCCAGCGGACAGACTGCTTCACCCACTGGTTCAGCCGGAGCTGCCGGAAAGCGTTCTCCTCGCCAGGATTCTGCTGGGCGGATTCACAGGCGGCTTTGACCTTATCAATACCCACCGTAATACCGAGGGAGGGGTTTGCCTTCTTCCAGACCTTGGGGTCCGTCCAGTCCTCATCCTCGGCAGCGCCGTAAATGACAGAGTAGAAGGTGGGATCGACCTTTCGCCCCTCTGCGATGTCAATAGCTTTCTGGTGTACCTCGTAGCAAATGGAGTTGGTGTCGTTGCCCGCTGTGGTGATCAGGAAATACAGCGGCTGCATCCGGGCATCCCCGGAGCCCTGGAGCATGACGTCAAAGAGTTTCCGGTTGGGCTGGGTGTGCAGCTCATCGAAGATCACGCCGTGGGTATTGAAACCGTGCTTGTTCGCCACATCCGCCGAAAGCACCTGGTAGGAGCTGTTGGTGGGCAGGTAGGTGATCTTCTTCTGGGACTCCAGAATCTTTACCCGTTTGGAGAGTGCCGGACAGAACCGCACCATATCCACCGCCACATCAAACACAATCTTTGCCTGGTTACGGTCGGCGGCGCAGCCATACACCTCGGCCCGTTCCTCACCATCCCCGCAGAGGAGCAGGAGCGCCACAGCGGCGGCAAGCTCGGACTTGCCCTGTTTCTTGGGGATTTCAATGTATGCCGTATTGAACTGCCGGTAGCCGTTGGGCTTTAACACGCCGAACAGGTCACGGATGATCTGCTCCTGCCAGTCGATCAGTTCAAAGGGCTTTCCCGCCCAGGTACCCTTGGTGTGGCAGAGGGACTCGATGAACATCACCGCATAGTCGGCGGCGTCCTTATCGTAGTGCGAGGTCTTCGCCATAAACCTGGTGGGCTTGTATTTTTTCAGCTTCCGCATGGACACCACCTCCAAAATGGCATAAAAATAGCACCGGCTATTTCTAACCGATGCTGATGCTGATAAAGTTTTTTTGCTTTCATTCAATAAACTGGAAGTTAATGCTGTTTAACAATGGCACACAATTCTTTTACATAGAGATCGGCATGGTTGATGGAAAACTCTCCATGATACATAGCTGGAAGGACATTTAAGCTGCTTTTTTCCAGGGTTTCATGCAGCTTTCTTGCAGAAAGCAAGATACGTTTGTTTTCCCGCTCCCCGACAAACAAATGGATTTCTGCCACACACTCTCCAAGAGACTTCTTCATGAAATACATAGAACTTTCTTGTAAGAACGCAATCATATTTTGCTTCGTAATGCCGCAAGTATCTTGATAATAGTCATTGAAAAGTTCCGGCTTCATTCGAAGTGAACGAAATTGCAGTTTAGAAAACCATTTTTGCCGAATCAACTCATAACAGCTTCCAAATGCCGGCTTAATCAACGAATAAGTTAGCTTGGATGGAATAACCGCTGCGCTCTCGACCATTGCAAAACGGCAAAGGTCTTTTCGCCGAGATAACATTTCAAGTAATATTTGACCGCCGAGAGATAACCCGCCAATCAGCAATACCGAACCTCCAAAGTTCCTATCAATAAAAGAAATGATTTCAGCGGCATTGTCTTCGATTGTTGTGAAATTTTCATCGCTTCCTGCGTGACCATCCAATATCGGGATAATTATCCGAAAATCATTTTGAAGTCGTTCGGACACTTCTCGGTAATTCCACCATGACAAGCCGCCGCCATGCAGAAGAATAATCACATCTCGATTCTGTTTACCGTATTCTTTGTATTGCAACTTGCCTCACCTCACTGCCAATTTCCGATTTGTCTCTATCAAGACATCTTTATTATACAGGAAAATTGTTAGTTTTCAACCAGGCGGTCTTCCCATATGCCGGTGGATCGTTTCAAGAATCTGCTCCTGCTCAGACGGCTTCACTCCGATGGACTGGAGTGCCTGTCTTGTTCCGCAGTCCGGGCAGATAAGCGTTTCGTTGTCCTCTCTGGAAAGCGCCGGAGCGCCGTGGTAGGCCCTGCCGCACAGGGGGCAGACCGCCATCCGGATCACATCATTATCCTTCATATCCGCATACCTCCCTGCATTTATCGTAGGCGTCAACCAGGACGTTTTTATCAAAGCAGAAGGTGTCGTACCCTTCCAGGCAAATCCTCATGTAGAGATTGCTTGGAATCCCAATCGGCCTGTCCTCATGCATTATGTAGGCAAAAGCTGTCACCGTCCTGCGCTTCCCCGTGCGGATGCCTTTGTACTGAAGCCAGATGTCCCTTTTGTAGTAGAAATTGGGGAATCCCTCATAGCGGTCGAGGGCGGCTTCATCCGCAGCCGTCACCTCCCAGATTACCACGGGAACCGTGCCGCCGGCGCATTCCTCGATCGTGAGGTAGGAGCCGGTCTTGCTCCCCTTGAACAACAGTTCCCAACCTTTGAGATTTGCCGTGCCGAGGATCGTAGCGTGAGGGCAGCGCATCCGCATCTGCGGGACATTGAGGTTGCTGCCATAAGCAATGTAGTATCTTTTTTCTTTCATGGTATCCATCCTTTCCGAAGGGGTTACCCTTCTACCACCTTAAGACCGCCGAAGCGGTCAGGAGTAAGGTGGCAGGAGGCTAACTCCTGCGTGTCCTTCAAGCGGCGGCTCTGCCGTGCCGGAAGGCGGTGTCCCCAGTCAGGTTGCGGGTCAGGAAATCTCTGGCCGTTGCAAACTCCCCACCGATGAAGCCCAGGCGGAGGAGCCAGGTTCTCATGGCGTATTTGGGGTTTTCGTTCTGCTGGGGTTTGGGGCTTGCCGTCCGCACATCCTTCGCCATCTGGCTCAGGGCCAGGCAAAGCTGAATGTAGCTTTTGAGCTGTCCGGCATGGATGCCGCCTCGGCGCTCTGCGGTCGGCTCGTCAAACTGGAAGAGCCTGAACTCGACCGTACCTTTGGTAAAGGTGGCGTGAAGGTTGAGCATATGGTAGCGGCTGTCGTTGTAGTGGTGGCTCCTGCCGTAGCTTGCGCCGTGGCTGGTGTACCAGATGTCCGCAAGCTGTGCCATCGTCTTGGGCTTTCTGCTGTTGACCTTGGCGAGGAAGTTTGGGTCTACCGTGCGGCAGTAGCGGCTCATGCGGCTGCGGTCGAGCTTCAGAGCTTCTGCGATCAGGCTCTCGTGGCTCGCCATGATGTTGGCGAGGTTCCGAAGGCTCTGCGGTGTGTGGCCCTGCGCTCCGATGTGGATGTGGACTCCGCATCCTCTGGAGGCGTCGCTTTTCGCTCCTGCGTGTCTGAGCTGCCTGCAAAGCTCCTGCAGGGTTTCGATATCCCCGTAGGTCAGGATCGGGGTGACCAGTTCGCATTTCTGCTCGTCCGGCCCTGCGATGGAAACGTCCTTCTGGAATTTCCACTCGCGCCCCTGTGCGTCCCAAGCCGACCAGGTGCTGTAGCCGTTGCGGCCGGCAGTGTTCTCGTATCTGCCTGTGCCGAAGTAGGCGGCGGCAACCTTCGCTGCCTTCTGGCGGGTGATGCTGTTCATCTCGACCTCGACCCCGATGGTCTGGTTCTTCATCTCTGCAATCTGCCTTGCTGTTTTCTCGTTCATTCTGAAATCCTCCGTTTTTCTGCCTTGCGGCTGTGTGTTTTCCCTTTCGGTGTACACATATTCGCTCTAAAAGAGGATAATAGCAAGGCCATTTCCGATAATATACTACACAAAGATGACCGCAAGATATTGTGTAGTTTATGGCTGTTTGCCGCCATCCGATATTGGCTTGAGAAGGCCGTTTTCCTCCTCATCAAGGATAGCAAGAGCCAGGCGGAATCCCGTCCGCAGCCCATCGATGAAGTACTCCTCAGCGGTCATGCCCGCAATGGCGGCTTGTAGGCAAATCATCTTATCGAGGACTGTGGCTGCTTCCTGATTCAGCATGGATCGGAGCTTTTCTTCTTCATCAGCCAGACCGGCAGCAGCTTTTCCATACTCCGAATTACGGTCAAACTGCTTTTCATTCGGATTGATGTTCCCATAGAAGAAGTCCTTCAGAATGTTATTTGGCACGGCGGTCACCCACCTTTCTCACAATATCCTCCCCATAGACCACGTTCAGGCCGCTGCCATTGTCCCAGCGCATGAGAAGGGAACCGGTGTCATCCACACCTTTGACGGTGCCTTTTGTACCGGCAGGCGGAGCCTGCACATCATCCATCCGCACCAGTTCCACACGGGTGCCGGCAGGATATTCCCGGCGGATGCGCTCCACGATTTCTCTACTCGGAAACTTCATGGCCCACACCCCCGTTCTTGAAAGCGGATGAACCGGTCAGGTTCTTCAGCAGGATCTTGCGCTCCGCTTTATATTCGCTGCCGATGAATCCCAGCCGCAGGAGAAAACACCGGAAGGCGTATTTCTCATTCTCCACCGGTTTCTCGGTCGCTGTCACCCGCTTGGCATTCCGGCTCATCTCGCAAAGTGCGGAAATAAAGTGGGTGTAGGCGGCTGAGGAATCCGCATCTACCTGAGCGAACCAGGGGAACGCCACCCGGTCGTCCAGCACCTCAATGTGAAGGTCGGTGATGCCCAGGGCTTTCCGTATCAGATTCCCTTTGGCGTCCAGCAGCTTGGTAAGGTTGCCCACCGCCACCTTGTCGAGCGGAATTTCCACCGTAAGCCCCACAGGTTCGCCCTGTGGCGCAGTGTCGGCGGATTCTGCCGCTTCCTTGGTTTCCTCCCTGGAGGGCTGTTCACCGCAGTCCTGCGGCTCACATTCAAAGCCAGCGGCTGCGATGGCTTCCAGCACCCGCTCGACTTCCTCGCTGTCGGCACGGTCATCAAAGAGGAGCGTTCCATCCTTGGTGACCGTGAAATAATCAATCTCATAATTGCAGGTGGGCATGAACTTGTATTCCGCCCTGGCGCCTGTGGCATTGGCGATAACTTTTACAAGTTCCTTGCGCTTGGCGCCCGTCACATTGTATCTGATTTCCATGTGCGAAAACCTCCTTTGTTTTTGGTAGGTACATATATCACTCTGAACCCTTGAAATAGCAAGCGGTTTTCGCACATTTCTCTGTAGAATAGAAGCCAATTTATCCTTCCGGAAACTGTGCATAGTACACAATGCCGGAAAGCACAAAATAGACGTTGGGGAGCGCCACGCCGTTGCCCCACATTTTATATTCCGCACTGTCGGAGTGGGGATTCTTCAGCCACTTGATGATCTGGTTCCTGCTCTTGGGTCTGGAGGACTTCCCCATGACGGAGCGGTGTATCTCAAACACCTCTGTCCAGAACTCGATCTCGTCTTCGGTCGGCTCGTCTGTCCCAAGCCCGGCGCACCACCAGTCCGGGAACCCCTGCAGCCTGGCGCATTCGGTGGGTGTCAGCCTGCGGACGATGTACTCCGGCTCAGTCTCGTTCACCACAGGTGGGTCTTTATAGTCCCTTGCCATCAAGGTCGGGGACTGTTCCTTAAGTGTCTGGGTGTAAGTGCCGGTGGTCATGCAGTAAGCCACCGCATGGCGGTCGGCAGCGTCCAGCGTGAAAGACACATCCTCATTCACACCGCTGCCCTAGGGGCCGTTCTTATCCGCCCTGCCAATCATGGAACCCTGCAGGGCCACCACAGCCATTCCGCCCTGGTTGCAGGTAGGATTGCCGCCGTTCGCATCCAGGCATCTGGAAGTTTCCGCTTCGTAGAAGCCGCTCTTGGGATTCTCGGATTTCATGGCGTTGCTGTCCTTGGAGCAGATGCCATATACTTTGACCGCCAGTTCATTGCACCGGGTCTCGCCCACATCGTAGGTATTCAGCGTGTTCGCCACATCGGAGGCTTTCCACTGCTGCCCCTCTGCGGGAGAGTGTGGCCGGGTGCCTTTCACGAACGGCACGAATACCGTCTGGTCATTGTTGCAGCCCAGCGTGGCGGATTTATTATCCTGGATCAGCGCGCCCTTGCCTCCGCCCTCGCAGCCGGAGCGGATCTTCAGCGTCTTGGGCGTCTCCACCACAAAAGGCTGGTTGTTTCCGCCCATGCCGTAGGTGGCGTTGACCGTAGGGGCCGTCTCCAGCGGGCCGGTGTATCTGGTGTCCTGGCTATGGTTCTCATAGACCGCTGCCGGCACCGTCCCGGCACGGAGGGTGGGCGAGGTTTCCTCCCCATACCCGATGCCCCTCGCCTGTGCGGAATGCTCGGTGCAGAATCCGGCAGCTCCCATCACGCAGGGAGGATGCCCGTGGTTTTCCGCCCGGAGCGTTGCCGCAACATCCTCCGTCACATCCATGCGACTGCCGCCCTGGTCGTTTAAGCAGACGCAGCCTGACGCTCCAGCGCCTTCCTTAAAAGCTCCGGCAGCTCCTTGCCACGGGCGGAAGCCCTGCGGAGTATACCCAGACACGCCTTCGGACTCAAATAGTATTTTTCCGGCACTCCCGCCTGCAAAATCTGCGACAAGGTAGATGCGTTTTCTGCGCTGGGGGACTCCCCAGTACTGCGCATCAAATACCCGCCATGCGAGACTGAAACCGGCTGCCACAATTTCCCCGGCGTTTGCCCATCTCTCAGGTCGAGGAATATGAATTTCGTATCCTTTGACCGAGCAGATTTCTTCGAGGACGGACTGGAAGTCCGCGCCCTTGTTGGAACTAAATGCGCCGGGGACGTTCTCCCAGACAATATACCTCGGATATTTTCCATCGGTTGCACACCTCATTTCCTTTACGATCCGGACGGCTTCATAGAAAAGGCTGGAGCGGGAGCCGTCCAAACCTTCCCGCCGTCCCGCGATGCTCATGTCCTGGCAAGGGCTGCCAAAGGTGATGATGTCCACCGGCTCGATCTTCCCGCCGTCCATCCGGGAGACATCGCCGTAATGCTTCATAAACGGCAGCCGCTTTGTGGTCACCCGGATGGGGAACGGTTCAATCTCTGATGCCCACACTGGGGTAATGCCGGAAAGCAAGCCGCCTAACGGGAAACCGCCGGAGCCGTCAAACAGGCTGCCGAGGGTCAGCTTTTGTGGTTTTGGTGTATCTCTGTTGGCTCCATCCGACTCTCTACTATGGTTATATATAGGGGCCATCAGGTCTCCACCTCCTTCACAAGAACGGAGTATGGGATCTGCTCCCCGTTTCTCTCCACAAAAATATCCTCCGGCGGGATGCCGTTCTCCACGGCTCTGCGGAGGATGACCGATGCATACTTTTCATCCAGTTCCATCATGCAGCAGACACGGTTCATCTGCTCACAGGCCATCATGGTAGAGCCGCTGCCGCCGAAGGTATCGATCACCACGGCATTCTCCTGGGTGGAATTCCCGATGGGATAGCCCAGCAGATCCAGCGGCTTGGAAGTCGGGTGGTTGGCGTTGCGCTTCGGTTTGTCGTAATTCCAGATGGTGGTCTGCTTACGGTCGGAATACCAGGGGTGTTTGCCATTCTGTAGGAATCCATAGAGAATAGGCTCATGCTGCCACTGGTAGTCTGACCGTCCCAGCACCAGGGAGTTCTTTACCCAGATGCACACACCGGCCAGATGGAACCCGGCATCGATGAACGCTTTTCGGAAATTCAGCCCCTCAGTGTCCGCATGGAACACATAGGCCGCGCCGCCTTTCTCCAGATGCTCCGCCATGCACTTGAATGCAGAGAGGAGGAAGTTGTAAAATTCCTCGTCTTTCATGGAATCGTTCTGGATGGTCAGGCCGCTGGCACTTTTGAAGGAGACGCCATAGGGCGGGTCTGTCACGATGAGGTTGGCTTTCCTGCCGTCCATGAGCAGAGCCACATCCTCGGCGGAGGTGGCGTCCCCACACACAAGGCGGTGCCGGCCGATTGTCCAGACATCGCCCCGCTCCACAAAGGAGGCTTTCTCCAGCGCGGCGGTCAGGTCAAAATCGTCATCCCTGGCTTCGCTGCCGGAATCATCCGCAAACAGATCGGCCAGCTCCTTCTCGTCAAAGCCGGTGAGCAGAGGGTCAAAGTCCATGCCCTGCAAAGACTCGATCTCCACCCGCAGAAGCTCCTCATCCCATCCGGCGTCCATCGCCATGCGGTTGTCCGCAATGATATAGGCTTTCTTCTGAGCTTCGGTGAGATGGTCGGCAAATACACACGGCACTTCCTCGATGCCTTCCTCCTTCGCCGCCAGGATTCTGCCGTGACCGGCAATCACATTAAAATCCCGGTCGATGATGACGGGATTGATAAAGCCGAACTCCCGAAGAGACGAGCGGAGTTTTGTGATCTGCTCCGGGGAGTGGGTGCGGGCGTTGTTCACATAGGGAACCAGCTTGGTAATGGGTACAAGCTGCATCTCTGTCGTTGTCTTCATCTCACCAGCCCCCATTCCGCAAATTTCTCAAACCCGCCAAGGCTCTGGATGTATCTCCGGGCGGTCTCCACGATCTCACAATAGGAAATACCGTCCACCGTATCATCCCCGATGGCGCAGCACAGTTCCACGGGCTTTCCTGTTTCCTGCGCCTTCAGCCATGCGTAGATATTGGCAGACACATCCGCTTTGGACAGGTCTTTGCCGTGGAGGCCGCCGCCCGTCACCGAATCGGCCATGTCGCTGCCCAGTTTCCGGTTGGTCGCGCCGGAGTCCACGTCCGTACCGCCCGTCCAGTCTCCCAGGGGATTGACCTCGGCGCCCGGATACCGTTTCCGCAGCTCTGCGGCAGGGGCATTGCTCTGGCAGAGGATCAGTCTTGCCTCGTCAATGATGTACTTCCCATCCGAGGGATAAGTGTGATATACATTTTTTGCGATCTCACAGAGGGCTTTCTGCTCCTCCGTGACCGGCACCCCTTTGAAGATGCCGTTATCGCCGCAGCGGATTTCTCCTGCCTGGTTATTGGCGAGGTGTCCGTCCTGCGGCACTTCCACATAATCCGTGTACAGATTTCCGGCAATGCGATGGACAATCCCGGTTACTTCATCCAAAGAGAGATGTACCGAAGTCTCTGCAATGATATGGCAGACGCCGTGACCGATAAGGACTTCCACAGCGATCCTCGGATTTTCTTCTTTCCTGTACGCCGCATCCACCAGAGCGCCGGCGATGCGGTCCGCCACCTTGTCTGGGTGGCACGGATTTACTTTCTCAAACATGGCTTCACCCCTTCCTTGCCCGGAGCAGACGCTCCATCAAATCATCCTGGGGAGAAACCTCCCCGTAATCCGTGCTGCAGTTTTCCTTCACGATCTGGAAGATCTCGTTCCAGAGCCGCACCGCCTGGTTCATGTAATTGATGCCGATGTTGATGAACGGGGACGGGATCGGCTTCTGGGTAGTCGGGTGCTTGGAGAGGAAGCCCATGCGGTTGGTCATCTCCTCGCACTGAATCCAGCGGGCGCTGCACATGGCGTACCGCTCCAATAACTGGGGAGACACCTTCGCCGCGCACCCCACCTTCTTTAGCCACTCCCAGGTTTCCGTGTATATCTCCTCCGCCTGGAGCGTACTCCCGTCACGCTGCTCGGCGGATAAAAACTCATGGGGCTTTGGCATATCGACACCCTCGACTTCGGGAATATCCAGTACTTCCAATCTGCGTCCGCCCGGATTGCCGTTCTCGGCTTTCTCCTTGACGGCAGACTTTTTTCTTCCCGCACCGGGTCTCGCGCCCCCGCGCCCGCCTGTGTTATTGGATTTTGTTGGCATTTTCTCACCCCTTTCCTCGAAAAATAAAGCAGCCGCAGCCGGCTGCCCTTAATTACCCTTTTGATTTCGCCTTTTTTGCGCACGAAGCCCCAGGCCGCTGTCCGCTCATGCAGGTCCCGGAGATTTTGACCGCCCCACGGTCACCGGTCGCCAAGCTCGTGGTGAATCTTTGTGTGGCAGGACTGGCAGAGGGACATCAGATTGTCATTCCGATGCGTCCCGCCCTGCGAAAGAGGGACGATGTGATGGACCTCCTCCACAGGAGTCAGCCGTCCTTCCTTCAGGCACATCTCACACAAGGGATGCGCCGCAGCATAGCGGTCGCGGATTCGCTTCCAAGCCCTGCCGTACTTCTTGTTGCTGTCAGCGGGGCGTCCGTACCGGTTGTACTGTCTGCGGGCGGCAGCTTCATGTTCCTCACAGTACTGCCCGTCCGTGAGGTTTGGACAGCCGGGGTAGGAGCAGGGGCGTTTTGGTTTCTTTGGCACGCTGCACCTCGCTTTCCGGGCAAAAGGAAAGCCCTGCAGGATTGCTCCCGCAAGGCTCGTTCCTTGTCCTGTTTTTCTGATTCTAACTATATCACAGGGACAAGGTGTATTGCAGTGGCTTTTAGTGGCTTATTTCGGAAACGGCGTCCAACGCCCTGTGGTGGAGCCGGTACAGCCACCGAAGCTCATAGCCCATGTCCACGGCGATCTGTTCCCAGGACTTGAAACACAGATACCGCAGCTCCAGAAGGGTCTGGTACTCCGTGTTCTGGACAGCTTTGATCTTATGGACGATGTCTTTTTTCGTCTGCACCAGTTTGCAGATGTCCCCATTGATCTCTGCTTCCAGCTCAATGATGGAAAGGATGGCGTCCTCCATACGGTGGAGGTTCCTCGTCTCACTTCCGGGCATATCCGAATAAGTCGCGGTCGCCCGTGTGGCGAGGTCATTCAGTGACGCCACCTGCTCCATCTTGCTCTGTATCCGCTGGTCAATGCGGAACGCCTGGGAAAGGTACTCCTTCATTTCCGTCTGCTGCTTGTTCATAGGCACTACCTCCGAAAAAGAAATGGTTTCCCTCGGATTTGCCTTGATTGACTCTCATTTTCTTAGGTTTGCCCGGACCGCATCGATCAGCGCCGACTGCGTTCTGTCCTTATACTGCAGGGCTTTCATAATGCGCTCATCAATGGTGCCGTCCGTGATGATGTGCTGTACGACCACGGTCTTGGACGCCTGACCCTGCCGGTAAAGCCGCGCCACCGTCTGTTGGTACAGTTCCAGGCTCCAGGTAATGCCAAACCAGCAGAGGGTGGCGCCGCCGCTCTGGAGATTCAGCCCGTGGCCGGCAGAAGCGGGATGGATCAGCGCCACGGGAATTTCGCCCCGGTTCCACTTTGCGATGCTGGCGTCAGAGTCCAGCCTTGCAAAGCCGATCTTCCGCAGCCGCAGCCGTTCCTCGATGCGGTCAAGGTCGTGCTGGTACCAGTAAGCCACCAGCAGGGGCTTTCCGTTCATGCTTTCGATGATGTCCTCCAGGGCGTCCAGCTTCTGGTCATGGATATGTTCCACATCCCCGTTATCCGTATAGACCGCCCCGTTTGCCATCTGACAGAGTTTCCCGGACAGTACTCCGGCATTTGCCGCCGTTACCTCGCCCTTATCAAGCTGTGCCGCCAGATCCTCGCACATCTCATCATAAATAGCCTGTTCCGGCTCCTCCATGTACACCCGGTACTCGCTGTTTACAAGTTCCGGCATCTTGAGGTGGTCGGCGGCTTTCATGGAAATGGTGATATCGGAGATCTTGTCATAGAGCCGCTTCTCCGCTCCCGGCAGAGGCTTATAGGAATACACCATCTGCCCGTTCATCCGATCCGGCCGGAAATAGTCCTGGCGGTACTTGGTGATAAACCGCCCCAGTCGCTGCCCCATATCCAGCACCTTGAACTCGGCGAACAGGTCCATCAGCCCGTTCCCGGACGGGGTACCCGTAAGGCCGATGACTCGCTTTGCCCTGGGACGCACCTTCATCAGCGATTTGAACCGCTTGCTGTTCCAGTTTTTGAAGGACGAAAGCTCGTCCACCACGATGGCGTCAAACTCAAAGGGGACATTCTCCACCATCCACTGGACGTTCTCCCTATTGATGATATAGATGTCCGCATCCCTGTGGAATGCCTCCAGCCGTTCTTTTTCCGTGCCGACCGCCACGGAATAGCGGACGTCCTTCAGATGATCCCATTTTTCGATTTCCTGGGGCCATGTATTTCTCGCCACCCGGAGAGGTGCAATCACCAGGACGCGGGTGATCTCAAAGTAGTCGAACAGCAGGTCGTACAAAGCCGTCAGCGTGATTGCCGTCTTGCCAAGGCCCATATCAAGCAGTACGGCGGCGACCTCGTGTGTTTCGATGTACTCGATGGCATATTGCTGATAATCATGCGGTTTAAACTCCACCGCTGTCACCTCCGATTTCTGAAAGGATGTGGGGGATCTGGCTCTCGCCGTCCAGGACAAATGCCAGGAACCCCAGCCGCCGCAAAAGCCGTATCCTTGACTTCTGCAGCGGCCGTGGCTTTTCGCCAGGGGCCTTGACTTCCACGAAGCCGCATTTCCCATCCGGCAATAGGATAAGGCGGTCGGGAACCCCGGAAAATCCCGGCGACACGAACTTCGGCGCAATCCCGCCTTTAGCCTTAACCGCCTGAACCAGCTTTTGTTCGATGATTTTCTCTCTCATAAGACCTCCTTTTGGTGACGGTCTATGACAGTCCTCCCACGATTTCTTTATATATGTTATTTTTTCTTGTCCTTAGAGGACTTTAGGGAAAGACTGTCACCGACCGTCACCTTTACCGTTTGTGCTTACTCAAACTCTGATTTCAAGCGGAATCCGCGAATCAACATCCCTTTTTTCGTCTTGTGGCGCGTGAAATCCGCCGCCTCAATGGCAGTGTAAAAATCCGTGGTGCTCCGCGCATACTCGCCCATCTGATTGCAATAGCTGCGATAAGTGTTGTAAACCTCACCAGATTTTGCTTCATAAGACGGATCGATTTCGCAGCAGTCATCCAGAAAGTGGGACAGCCAGTCGTTGTTCTCCTTGTATTTCTGGATGGCGTCCTGCACTACCTTGGGCTGGACGATTTTGTAATCGCTGGCGATGACGCGCTTTGCGCCCTCGATGATCCACGAAAGTACAGCGCCGCCCGCCGTTTTGAACAGGAAGTCCGAATAGTTCTTGATGTCAGCCTTGCCCTCGATCTTGGCATTGAAGGGGATCACAATGAGCCGCCGCCAGGTGCCCTGGTCAATGGCCCCAACCCTGGGCAGATGGTTGGTATACAGCACCAGCGTGTGGGTGGGGACATAGGAGAACGGCGCCTTGTACTTTTTCTCCGCATAGATCTCGTCTGTGGAGCAGAGCTGCTTGACATTGGAGGTGTTCAGGCGCATCCCTTCCTCCAGCTCAGCGGCGATGATCATCCGCTTGCCCTTGGCTTCCGCCAGTTCCGGCTTCACATTGCGCTTGCAGCCCACAGTCAGGGTGTCTGCGGACATATTGCCGGAGTAGGTGCCAAGCACACGGGCGATGGTGTTCCAGAAGGTGGATTTTCCGTTTCTGCCCTCGCCATAGGCAATGACCAGCGCTTCAATGTAGACCTTGCCGATGGCGGCAAGCCCCACGATCTCCTGTACATAGCGGATCAGGTCGGTGTCCCCCTGGAAGAAGGTCCGGAGGGCGTCCTCCCAGACATCCATGCCGTCCCCGGACGGGTCCACCGCCGTCTGCTTCGTGATATAGTCCTGGGCGTTGTGTTCCCGGACAGCCCCCGTCCTCAGATCGCAGGTGCCGGACGGCAGGTTCAGTAAAAACTCATCCGCGTCCAGGACGCGCTGCTCGATCTGGATCATCGGGCGGGCTTCCTTTAAGGCGGCCGAGATGTATTTCGTATCCCGGCGCTTGATGGCATACTTCCGGTAGGTCTCCGCCCGCTCGTACTTTTCAAAGGAGCGCCGCTGGGCTTCGCTGAACGCCGCCATCGCTTTCTTGGCGCCCATCGCGGCGAGCATGGCCCACGCGCCGTTATCCGACATCTCCTTCATACACCGCTGTATCTCTGTTTCCGCTTCCTCAAGCTGTCTTGCGGTCAGCTCCTGGGCAATGCCCTGGGCGTTAGGCTGGGATTCTTCCCAGAACGAGCCGTTGAACACGATGTAATCCGTAGCCGGGGAGAAGCGGAGCCGATCCATGTACTCCCGCGACAATACAATAGCCTGGCCTACATCCGAGAAATCCTCCGGCATCAGCAGGAAGTCCTGGTTGTACTGCTCCGGCGGGATATATCCCTCCTGGGCAGCTATCTTCGCGCCGAACTTCACGGCGCTGGCCCAGATACCCGCAAGTTCCGCATCATCCAGCGGCGGGCTGCATTTTTCCGCTTCCTTTAAGAACTGCTTATGAGCTTCCTCCGTATTCCCCAGCCGCTTGATGATCCGACCGGCGTAATGGGACATGGTCTTGTTCCGGGAACCCTCCGGGATCTGCCCCTGCGCCTCGTCCCACTCCGCAAAGTGGTCTGCCAGGAACGCATCAATGGTAATCTCGCCGTCATACACCTCGACCGCCGCATTCTTTACCCCGAAAAGGAACCGGGCGCTGTCTTTAGCCCCGTCATCGAAATAGGGGTAATCGGCAATCAGCTTGTCCTTCCATGAACTGTAAAGAGCTGCATCCGTTGTCTCCGTGCAGATAAAATACACATGGAACCGGGGTCTGGGGCCGCGTTTTCCTTTCTGCTTCATGTGGCTCCTGCTGTAGACAAAGATCATCCCCACTCCCGGAAAGTCCATCGCCACGTCAAAGGGCGTGAGCCAGTCATCCGGGTCGTCCGAGTGGTCGTTGTCACAGTCCATCGGCAAACAGTCCGCTTTCAGGAAGTTGTCCACGCTGCGGTAGTTCTGCTTATATGCCGCGCACACATGGTCGAAGGCCGCCGCCTGCCGCATGGTGTCCGCATCCGTGACCGTCACGGGATTCGGATACACGCAGTTTGACCGGCTCCCCACCGTCGCGGCGTCATAAATTGTCATCTGCATTCCGTTTCCTCCATATCCTCCGTAAAATAACGGATCGTCATATTTTTCTGCTTTGCCCTTCCAATCTCCCGGCGCATCCCATCGGACACCTCGCCGCCGAACACCCAGAGCTGCTCACACTTGCCCAGCAGCACCAGATCCATAAAAATCTCCAGCTCCCGCTCCGTTTCTTCCGATAGGAACTGTGGGAACAGCAGATGCGGCGCAATGGGGATCGTGCCGGCGTCTGCGGCAAAGCGGCTGTACCGCCTTGCTTTTTCGGTATTGCCCTCCGTGTCCCCGGAGTACGGGGAGCAGATATACACCAGCGGCCGGTATCTCGCCGCCTTTTCCTCCTGAACGATTTTTGTGAGGGCTTCATAGGCCGTCGGGTCGTAGTAGCCTTCGCTGTTATATCTGCTAACTCCCATACACACCCCTCACCTGATACCGCTCGATCAGGTCATCCCGTCCGATGCTGACCAGTCGCTCGTAGCTTTTCTGCCTGTCTGCGTCACACTGCGCCGTGGTCTTGAAAAACGGGCAGTCCTTCCCGTGGAAGTCATTGTCACCCAGGCAGAAGCACACGCCGTCCTTATTGGCAAAGCAGTCCCGATGCGCTGTGCACCGCGGCAGACCTTTTGATTTCGCTGTTCCCATAGCTTTTTCCGTCCTTTCTCTGAAAATTGAGCGGCTTACACCTCTCTAATTGTGAAAGGACAGAAACCCTCCGTTTCAGCGGTGGGTATTCAAACTTTTCAAAACTCCTGTGACTGACCTTTTATTTTTATATTGACAATACAGTATGACATACAGTATAATGACATTAGGAGGTGACGCTGATGGGAGAAGAAAAAGATTTATTATCCTCTTTGCTTTTGGAGCTTCGCAGAGGCACACTGACAATTAGCGTACTCAGCCAGATGAAAGAACCGAAGTATGGGTATGCTTTGGTACAGAGCTTGGAAGAAAAAGGCGTTGCCATTGACCCCAACACCTTGTATCCTCTCCTTCGCCGGCTTGAGAATCAGGGGCTTTTGGAAAGCAAGTGGGAAACCGGTGGCGCAAAACCGAGAAAATACTATCAGCGGACAAAATACGGAACAGAAATTTATGAGAAGCTGAAAGCATACTGGCAAAACTTATCCGCCGGAATGGACCGGTTATTAAGGGAGGAAGAATCATGACGCCAAATGAAAAAGACTATATGGATCGATATATTTACCAGGTAATCCGTCGGCTTTCCAAAGCTCAGCGAGATGAAGTGCGTATGGAGCTGGAAGAGCTGATCAGCGATATGTATACGGATAAAGGCTCTATGGAAGAGGCGCTGACTGAACTCGGCGATCCTGCTGAATTTGCAAAACAATATCAAGGCGACCAAAGATATTTGATTGGCCCGGAATATTTTGACACCTATCTGTGGTTTGTTAAGGTCGTCATAGTCTGTGCTGCCATACCGATTTTGCTTATTTCTCTGATAAATGCCATAGGAGAAATGCCTGCGATTACTGCACAGAACTCTGCTTCTGTCATTATCCGAGCCATTGTAGATGGTCTAATCACCGGAATTACTGATGCTATTCTGTCCTGCGTGTCCGCATTCGGTGCAGTGACCTTGACTTTTGCCATTATGGAGCGGAAGAAGGTTCAATTCGAGCTGAAAAAGGAAGAAAAATGGTCCTTAGAAAGTCTGTCGGGAGAAGGCAAAACTCCAACTTCCCGCTCCCGTTGGACGCCAAAATTTTTAGAGCCTGTACCCGATAAAAAAGCAATCATAAGTCGGGGCGACAGCATTGTAGGCATTATATTTATCGTTATTTTTAGTGTGCTGCTGATTTTTGCTCCTCATTTCTTTGCTGCGTTCTTTACAGAAGGCGAAACCGTAATGACCGTACCTATTTTTAATCTGGAACAGTGGGGCATCGTTCTTCCCGTCTTTATACTAAGTCTGCTGATTGGTCTTGCAGACGAGATATTACGCTTGGTTGTCGGGGTCTACTGTAGACTGGTTATGATCAGTAATATAGTGTGCGGAGTACTTCAAATTGTATTGAGCATCATTGTACTAAAGGTCTTACCCATTTGGAATCCGAATTTTGTACTTGAGATTGAACAGGCGTTGGGCGATCATGCAGATTCAGGAGCAAGATTTCTCACTTACTGGAACGCTGATATGGTGTCCAACGGGTTTCTTGCTTTTATTGTTGCAATTACCCTATTCGAGATTGGCGTAACAATTTATAAAACGCTCCGTTATGGTGTTGCCGTCAAAAGCAACTAAAAAAAGAGGCTATCATGTTTTCCAAGACATGATAGCCTCTTTTTTTAGTATGCAAAGATTTATAAATCGTTATATTTTAATGGTTTCAAATATCAGATTACATTCATCTGCGTTTTCACACCACAGCTAACTTTGTTCAAAAAAGCACCGCTAAAAAATGCCGTCCTTGTCCTTTCAGAAGTGAGAGACACAGGGACGGCAACATTTTTCTCCGCTGAAAAATCCCCGTTCTGTCCTTTCAGAGACAGAGGGGCAGGAAAGCCGCTCGGAAACGGAGGTGCTGCGGATGCAGGAAAATTCAGAGACAACCAGAGACAGGCAGCTTGACGAGGAACTCGCCGATGTGCTGATCGCCATCAGCGTGATCGCAAAGCGTCTCGCCAGAAAGCTGCAGACGGCAAATCAGGAAGGAGGAACGCCGGATGGGGAAATTGAGCGACCTGGACTTACAGATTAAGGAGCTGCGCTCCTGCGGGGAGACCATCATCGAAATCGCCAACACGCTGGCGGGGATGTTTTCTTCCCAGGCGGCAGAGGATGCGCCGCCGAAGGAGAAGCCGAAAGCACTCACCCTTGAGGAGGTGCGCCACCGCATGACGGTGATCGCCCAGGCAGGGCACTCAGCAGAGGTGAAAGCCCTCATTACGAAGTACGGAGCGAGGAAGCTGTCGGACATCGACCCTTCTAAATTCGAAGGGCTTCTGAAGGAAGCGGACGCGCTCGGAAAGCCGGAGGCGGGGACCGATGGGTAAGCATTCTTTCCTTTCCGCTTCCGCAAGCCACAGGTGGATCAATTGCCCGCCGTCGGCGCGGCTCTGCGAGGAGTATGCGGACAGGCCCAGCGAATACGCCCAGGAGGGTACCGACTGCCATGAGCTGTGTGCTTATAAGGTGGAAAAAGCCCTTGGCCGCAGGGTGAAGGACCCTACGGAGAACCTGACCTACTACTCCCAGGAGATGGAGGACTGCGCCGACGGCTACTGTGCCTTCGTGATGGAGGAAGTGGCAAAGGCCAGGGAACGCTGCGCCGACCCGCTGGTGCTTGTGGAGCAGCGGCTCGACTATTCCCGCTATGTGGGGATCGAGGGCAGCTTCGGCACCGGGGACTGCGTCATTGTTTCGGACGGGCTTCTCCACATCATCGACTACAAGCACGGGCTTGGCGTCCTGGTGTCTGCGGAGAAGAACAGCCAGCTTTCCTGCTATGCGCTGGGCGCCCTCGACCTGTTCGATGGCATCTACGATATCGCGCAGGTCAGCCTTACCATCTACCAGCCCCGCCGGGAGAACGTCAGCACATACACCATGAGCCGGGAAGAACTTCTGGCCTGGGCTGAGACCGTGCTTGCCCCTGCCGCAAAGCTGGCATACGAGGGCAAGGGCGAGTTTAAAGCCGGGAATCACTGCCAGTTCTGCAAGGCAAAAGCTACCTGCCGCAAACGGGCGGAATATAACCTGGAACTGGCACGGTATGACTTCGAGATGCCCGCGCTCCTGGGAGATGATGAGGTCGCCGCTATTCTTACCAAAGCGGACGAGCTGGTCTCCTGGGCCGGGGACATCAAGGACTACGCCCTGCAGAAAGCCCTGTCCGGGACGAAGTTCACAGGATTCAAAGTGGTCGAGGGCCGCTCCAACCGGAAGTACACCGATGAAGCCGCAGTCGCCAAAGCGGTCGAGGATGCCGGTTACGAGCCTTATGAGAAGAAACTGCTGGGCATCACGGCCATGAGCCAGGCCCTTGGCCGGAAGAAGTTTGAAGAGCTGCTCGGCGGCCTTGTCTACAAGCCGCCCGGCAAACCCGTACTTGTGCCGGAGAGCGATAAGCGCCCGGCCATGAACACAGCCATTAACGATTTCAAAGAAAATGAGGAGGACAACAACTATGGCAAAGATCGTAAATAAGACGAAGGTAATCACCGGCCCCAGAACCCGCTGGAGCTATGCGAATGTCTGGGACCCCAAGAGCATCAACGGCGGCACGCCCAAGTACAGCGTCAGCCTGATCATCCCGAAGTCCGACAAGAAAACCGTGGAAGCCATCAAGGCGGCGATCCAGGCGGCCTATGAGGAGGGCGAGTCCAAACTGAAGGGCAACGGCAAGACCGTCCCCGCGCTCTCAGTCATCAAGACCCCGCTGCGTGACGGCGATGCGGAGCGCCCCGATGATCCAGTCTATGCGGATGCGTACTTCATCAACGCCAATTCCGCCACCGCCCCCGGCATCGTGGATGCGGACCTGAACCCCATCCTGGAGCGTTCCGAGGTGTACTCCGGCGTGTACGGCAGGGCCAGCATCAACCTGTATGCCTTTAAGGAAACACTGATTAAATCTTCCCATTACGCAGCAAATATGGTATAATAGAAAAAAGACAAAAAAGCAGGAGGAAAAGACAAATGAGCCAGATGACATTC